TAAAAAATTTAATTTCAAAATATTAATTGAATTTTTTGATAGTCTTTCCCTTTCTGGCCTAAAGCGAAAGGTGAACGACAATTTGAGTGTGAGATGTTCCCTGTCCACATCATTTAGTAAATAATAATGAAGTATTCATTAAAAGTTTGTGAAATTGTGCTCTCTTTGCAATTATTTTTATTTTTTAAAATTTATTTTTTAAAATTACCTTGCATTTAAAAACGCGCTTGCGTAGTTAGAAATAGCTAATGGATAAGTGCTTATCTGGATTAAATTGAAAAATAGGATTTAAAAAAGAGACAAAGAAAAGAGAGCCAAAAAAGATTTCAAAGCATTTAAGGCATACTCTGCTCAATTTGGATAAATATTTTTATGAGTTTCAAATTCAATTCTCTTATAGAGGAAATTTTAAATACCCTTAATGAAGAACTAGGTTCCGCACTTGAATCCCCAGAAGTGACGTCTGCGAAGAAAAAAGCTTCAGAGCTCGAAGCAGCAGCAGCCGATGCAAAGGTAAAACAAAAGGAACTAGAAGCAGCAGATGCTAAAAAGAAAGCAGAAATTGTTAAACAGAAGCTAAGCAGCACACCAATATAACATCATGTCTACTTTCTACAAAACTCTAAGACAACTTTGCATTGAAAATGTAAACAAGATTTACGCAGAACAGGAAGACACTGCATTGCCTGGAATGCCTCCTGGAACAACACAAGGAGTTGAATTACCTCCAGACACAGCAGATCAAGAAAAGAGAGGAGTATACAATGCTTTGCAAGTAGCAGCAATGGGTCTTTTATTTGATCCTACACATGTATCAGAAACAGACAAGGCTACACTATCTCGTTTGGCAGAAGAACCTTTTAGTGATTCCAATTATAGAACCATTGAAGGTATTCTGAATAGTTACCTCGATTAATCCATTACTGGAGTCAATCCAGTCTTGAGATCGTGTTCAGCAGGACATAGTGGTAATTTTTCTACAGACTCCATAACGATATCGGGTGCAACGATATCACCAAGCGATAGTACAGCATCAAGTGACACATCAGAGTTTGCTGTGGATAGAACTGGATCTCCTACAGTCAAAGAACTAAAATCAACCCCTTTGAACTTTTTGGTAATGTCAGGAACATACGCTGCAGGTTTAGCTAGCTTTGCTTGGGAAGCATTCATTCCAACTGCATCTGTTCTCATCTCTGCGCTAGTACCATAAAGCTGCAATGGTACGTTTTTGAATAAGTGGAAGTGAGGTCTTGTGTAGACTTGAGGTTCTTCTGAGGTTTTACCATAGATAGGAATATCTTCTTCAGTAACAATCTCTACACCAAATAGATCATAACCAAATTTTGTACCCTTTCGAATGTAACCAATTTCAATTTCAGGAACAATATGTGCAGCGGTCACCTCTGTTTCAGTCGATTGATATTCGATAGGAGCACTAATGTGTTGGACATATAATTCACCTTCTACGTACGCACCACCTTTGGTGATGATATTTTTATCTACCTCTAAGTTCCCACCCACATAAACAGCAGCAACACCATCTTTGCCTTTAGGAACCAGGCTAATGTTGTCTGCAGTAATATGTGCGCGGCGTCCACCATCAACATATACTTCATTATCAGAAGACAGAACCAATTGCTTGCCGGTTATAGTTGTGACAGAACCACCGATATCGACAGCACCTGTAGTCTTAATGGAAACACCACCAGATCCCACAAGCATGGAACATTTATAGCCACAGGTTAAATTGAATGATCCAGTAGGAGGCGCATCTACATGAACTTTTTCTACCAATGGAGTAGCTGCTAATCTTTGGTAAGCAGTGCCAGGGGAAATTTTGACACCAGCCGGAGATAACTTACCAATAGGATCTACTCGATATGATTGGAAATCATGCATCTCAGAACCAACGACAACAGCATGATTCTTTCCATAGTTGATAACGGCGTCTGCAGTATTTCCTAATTGCTCTTCATATGGATACATTTGGGTCTGGAGCGAAACTAACGCACTCGTCATATCTGCTTTATCAGAATTTCTTGCCCATGAACCATCTTGTGTCGAAGGGCTCTTGCCCGTACCACCACAAGTTAAACAGATCTCTGTTGGTATAGTAGCAACGCCATATCCTTTTGGAAATGATTTTAGGCTAGTCTCTGTTGGACACTTGATATCGAACATCGATTGGGCCACTTCATCTGCAACATTTTCAAGAGCTGCGTATGCTGCTAGATTACAAGTAGGACATGCAGCAAATGTGCCGGATTGCCCTCCGGCACTATCAATAATTGAACGCTGTATTTCAAAAGGGAGATTATACTTTTTATGGAATTCTTCCATCAATCTCTTGATAGACGCAGCAGGGGCTTTGTGATTTTTGGGATCACCAAACGTAACCCTATAAGCTCCTTTGATAATTAAATCGTAATCACCACCGACATACTCAGAGCGATGGCCATTGACTGTATAGAACGCGTCATTTAACACAAGACGCTGATCGTTATTCGCAGCAAACTCAACAGTAGTGTAGTTATTGAATTCTTTATATGAACCGCTAAAATGCGTTAAATTGAGGATCTCTCGTTCAACTGTATTGACGAATGTCAGTGCACCTCCTCTTTGCACTAAAGAGTACTTGCTTCGATAAATCATATCATCCTTGCTTGCTGCGTATTCTTTATCCTCTCTGCCTATTCCATTCTCAAATTTACCAGGATAATCAGGTGACGCACCGACAGAAGTAGTATCGTTATGACTATCATATATGCCCTTCCAGTCTTCTTGACCATATGATACAGCAAAGATCACCGGCTTCATAGGATCGCCATTTTCAAAGAAAACCCATACGTGAGCACCCACATTAGGAATGGCAAACGACCCAGCAGCAGTATTGGAATATGGCATCGGTCTATACGAATTGCTATAAGGATTTGTATATCGATTTAATTGAGTAGGACCACTCGTTGCAAAGGCATCGAAAATGGGTTTGTCTTGGTATAACTTGGCAGGCTTATTCCCAAGAACATATTTGTCATCTACCAACGTCGGATATGATTTGCCTTTAGTTTTAGGCAATCCGTCCGTTCTTGATAAGTTGTCAAGTGTTGTCGGCAAGATGTCTTTCCATTCACCAACTTCTTTGCGAGCATCATTTTGTTCCTCAGCGCTTCGGTCACTAACAAAATCTAATCCTTCTGACAAATATTCAGATTTATCAGATATAGATCCACGATCAAGCACAGAATTGTAGACACCAGATGTATTACCAGAACCAACTACTGGCATGGCCATTTCAGCCCACGGTAAAAATAATCTTAATTGTTCTATAATATTTGCATTGAGATCCGTAAAAGTATTTTTACCAACAAAATTAAACTGCTTATTCTTCTGGCTATTATTCCAACCATCATATACAGTCATATCAACATGAGGAACCCATACCTTAACACGACCTCTTTTAAGTGGGTCATTGTTTTGTACGACTATTCCAAGATAGTTTCTAATATACTGTTTTTTCATTATGATTGAATATATTTACCACTTACGTTGTCATCATTAAATCGCTCCAAATATGCGTATAATATTTTATTGCTAACCAAATTACTTCCTTTTTTGGATCCATTAGGATCGACTTCAGTTAAAATTCCTTCAATATCGAATTTATAAAGAAGAGTCACTTTACTTTGATCCATACGAGATACCAATGGTGTCAAATGATCCATCATCTTAAATCGATTTTTATATCGTTTTTTAGTATTACTAAGAATACTGCTTATAGCAGCAGACACTCGAGTTGCTTTTAGTGCATCGTTGTTCAACACCAACCCATGTGCGTCACCGGGATTATAAGAAGATTTAACCTTGCCGTATGTTTTTTCTGGCAGAGTCTCGATGAACAAAGCATTAACAGAAGCATTTAATTTATCGACCCACTCATTAACCTGTGGTAATTGTTGCTGGATTACATTCAAGGGCATAACTGCCGGTATAGTTGGATCTGTGCCGTATACTAATCCATTGAATTGCTCCCGAGTAGTAAAAGTATGAGTCTTGGATTGATTTTGTAACTCAGTAGAAGACGCATCTGATGAGAACATTGCAATGGTTGCCACAGAGGGGGAAATAGGTTGATGCATTTCATTGACAGACACCAAGCTTGCTATCTCCGGATGAATGTTCTCAATTTTGCGTACAAAGTAACGCAGCTGTGCTGCCGACATTTTTGGGTAGATAAGTTTGCAAGGTCTTGTATTGGCTCTCACATTTTCGCAGTATCTTTCGTTTGCATCTGGATTGCCCTCTTCCGTATGCAGCTTTTTGTCATAGCATGCAATTAGATCAATACTATTTTGTGTCTGTAGGAACCATCGTATCTCATCAATGACTCGAGCTTCTTGACGTGTGATATTAGGATCAGAGCTTACATAGACGTAAAATTCTTCGTCTTGTAGATATTCGCCATCATATGTGGATGCAACCGTAAATGCCATACATTTAATTATGGCGTAGGCTCTGGCCAACCCTCTGTATTTAATTCATCAGGATCAAAATCTTGTGCAAGTGGTTTTAAATTCTGATATGAGTGTGTCTTGACACATGTCAGCTCATTCATATAACCAGTCTTGAAAAAGATATGGCTAATTTTAACCACAAACCATTGTCCAAGCAAACGATTATCAAAGTCTATATTAGGAAATCCAGCCATTAAATCAATACCAATAAATCGCCCAGATCCTCTCGAAGTCAGACCTCTTGCAGTAAACGTAATACTATCGTTCAATTGAATCATCGACTCTACTAGCTTATTCCTACCCGAAATAAGCCGGCCATTTCGGGTAGGGTTCATATTATACTCAGGCTCTACTGTATATGATTTTGACTTCTTATATTTGTTAAGCAACACTAATGTATTGGTTTCGGTGTCACCCAATTGCTTCAGATGCTTAGTCATTTTACTAGCAACATATTTTTTAGCAACCGATGGTGTGTTCCACGTAATATCCCAATTGAATTGACCAGACCCATGACTGTAATACAGCTGTGGCTTGATTAGATATGCACGAGAGTTATCAATACCACTAGATTGTGAATATTGATAATTAAAGATCACACTTTCGGTATATGACTTGGTATTAAAATAATCAGGAGACTTCAGTGTGAGCATTTGTTTATCCTGGTGTCCTTTGTATTGCAGGAAAAAGTTCTCCATGAAGAAATCGGTTTGTGCTTTTTCGTAATATTCAGACAAAGGTAGGAAACTAAATTTGCCATTTTGCTTAGACCCCAAGACACCTTCTTTGCGAAAAATCATTGGAGAAAAATCTGTATCTTCATCGCCTACAGAATTACTGATCAGATACTCCAAATCATCTGCTAAAAAGTTTTGACTAGGAGAAGTGTAAAAGAATAGATGTTCTTTACTGGTCTGTCTCCACAGATCACGATCAATACGACCTGCGAAGTTACATATATTTGGATCTTCTAAAAACAATTCAAGATTTTCATCTGCTCTTAAAGATCTTTCATAATTGGTCAATTTGAACTTTTGCTCTTTAGTCATTCCAGTAAATTTAGAATGCATTCCACTTGACCACGCTAAATTTTTATCAAGCATCATTTGATATTCGAGATCCCAGAAATACAATTTTTTAACTTTGAGCTGATTGTTATTAGACGCAATGTCTTCAACATCATACACAACAAACTTATGCTCGATTAGAAAGTCATCAGAAGTATCTTTAGGCTTGATGGAAACAACAAGCTGGTCGTAGCAATCAAAACGATATTTGTAAAAGAATACAGGATCAATAGGATTGCCTCTTCCATCGGCGGGGGCAGAGCCTCTTTCAAATACTTCATCGTGGTTAGCATACACGAGATATCCGTTAGAATACCATTGAAAGAAATTATCCTCAATGACAAGCTCTTCGATTAAATTAGGATTAAATTCATGGACAATAGTTTCTGAATCATTTTTATTCAATAAAATGACCCTGAAGGTATACTCCTTGCCCCCTTTGTTATAATATTTATTATCCATTGGCAAATGATAATTGATCTAATAGCTGAGACATATAATTGAGCCGCAACAAATATATGCGAGCGCCTATTGCAGGTTTAATAAAGGGATTGTCAATTTTATTTAATGTGCATATAACCCACCACACATTAAGATTGCCATAATATTTATATGCAATATTTGTATACGAATCTCCTGGCTTTATTACATATGGCTCAAATATTTCAAAGTCATTTAGATTATCAGCATTGAGATTGATTCTTTTAAGAATATTAAAAAACACAAAACCATCATTATCTTCATACTTGTTGAACAAGGAAGACATTTTGTATATATCAATATTTGTTTTGGTTAATTTTTTCATTGTACAAATATATTTTAAAAACCACCATAGTCTCTGATATATTGATTTGGGACGCCACGAGCACCAGCACTGCCGTCGTTTGCTCTAGCACCATTTTGAAGATTTTCATTAACGATTTCGCGGGTGTTTTTTGAAAAAACCTCAACTCTTTTATCTGCCTCTGTAATCCAAGACAATAATTGTCTTGACTCGGCAAATAGATCTTGCATCGTGATATCTATTTGATAAGCTTCTGGCATTATTATTTGCCCACCAGATGACCCCAAAAGCTCTTGAGGCGAATATTTACGCATTTGCCCTAGCATTCTAATGTCGATTTTTTTCATGAAAGATGCGGGGGAGTATCTAACACCAGGTATTTCAACTTTATAAAGAACGGGAGCATCTTGAAGGGCGAGATTTCGTCGATTATAAGAATTATTATAAGTTAGTAAAGTAACAAGTGCCCAATTTTGTTGAGTACTCTGCAGGCTCATTGTATTATGAAGTATAATACTAAATGAGTACTCCGCAACACCATGGGAACCGTCCCATTGTTTTGGATACTCTACTCCCAATTGACTGCCAGTAAAAATACCAGCAGCGACACCAACTACTTTTGAAGCCGCGCCGATTTGCTTGATTTTATTGGTTTGCTTCTTATTAACATCAGCCCCCTGGCCTTTACTTGAAGTAAAAAAATCAGATAGTTGTTTTGCCTTATTATTCAAATTATTAACTTGCCAATTGTTAGATTTAGTTCGCAATGAAGATGTAAAATATGGTAGGATATATGTATTACCTGTTGGCTTTGCGTTGTATAAAGATTTATAGTAATCAAGTGACTCACCAATAGACCTAAATGAGCCAAATGCATTTGCAATTAGTTTTTCAATGCCTGCTATAGTTTGACTTCCAGTTGGCTGATATTCAGTTAGTCGTATACTTGGCACCCTATTGCGCGGGATTTCTTTTGAACCATCAAATACAGCCCAATGAAAGTCTTTGACTACATCAATTTCACCCAATTCGCCCATATATTGATAAACAGAATCAGATGGAGTTCTTAATTGGCTTAGAATTCTATTGTGTAATGATTTATTTTGCATATATTAATGTACGATTGAATTGCCTCGAATACGATTCCATGATGAAATTCTAAATTCATATGCTGGATCTCTAGATCCCCCAAATCCACCACCAGATTCACCACCGGTACTAACAACAACAGATGTATCACTGCCGCTATCTGGTGGTGCAAGTTGTGGGATCATATTGTTTAGTGTGTCTAATTTTGACGAAATGACTGATGTCATGTTCTTGATATCACTGCTCGATGCAACCAGAGGCGTTATGCTTTCGGTATTCCGAGTAACAGCCGGAGTGCTATAGTCCTGTGGGGGTGCGAGCATTGGTGACGGATTTACTATTGGGGTGCTTTGCACTGGTGTTGTTCTTTCAGAAGAACTTTGTTGTAGTTTATTAAATTGTTGCTTTAATAATTCAATTTCTTTAACAGCATCAGCACCAGGCAACGAATTGATTCGTCTCATCTCGTCGATTGTTTTTTGTGTGTCTCCCTGATACTTGTCAAGAATAACAGCAGCCATGCCAGGATTTATTCGCTGAATTTCACCTGCATCTGTTTTAACAGCAGCAGCATTGCTTTTAATTAACGAAGCTCCGATATTCAAATTTTGTAGCAATTCTTTACCTTCATTAGTTGCACCCAATAACTCATTTCTTTTCTCAATAGACGCACGTGCACTTTGAGCTAAATCTGTATTTTGCTTATTGCTTGCCACTAAATTAGCATCTATCTGATCAGATCCGTAGATTTTTTTGGCGATATCACCACCAGCAACCATGCCAGTCTTTGCAAGATAATCAGATGGGTTCGAAACTAAATCCAAAGTATTTTCTAGGAATCCACCAACACCACTTCGCTTTCTCATTTGCTCAGATTCCATTAATAGACGCTCCTTGCCTTCATCAGATAATAAGTCTTGAACAGTCCCGACAGCCTGCCCCGCAGTTACGGCAAGTGCGAGAGGGCCTAGCATTTTACCTGCTGATGAAGCCATTGCGCCAGCACCCTTTGCAATACCCCCGGCAGCTCGCAACGCTTTGCCTCCTATTTTGGCAACGGTCTTAGCGCTTCTCGTGGCAGCACGTCTAACAGCACCTGCTCCTCTCGAAACAACCCCTCTTGAGGGTTTGGGTGCTCTTGCTGCACGCGAACCTCTTGGTCTGGAACCAGAACCGGTCGCGCCGCCGGAACCCGAACGAGATCCCCCGCCAGATGGTTTTCTAGATCTGGCAGATCCGCCCCCTCCAAATAATTCAGAAACTGAATCTACCAAGCCACCTAATAGACCCCCGCCTCCCATTTCTTCAGAAGATACTTCATTCCGTTTGCCTGCACTAATTTGATCAGAAGCTGCGAACAATCCCTTCAATTTACTAACAGCATTATCTCCGACATCTTGAAGAACAACAGGAGTAGCAGTCACCTCTGCATCAAATATTGCATTTTGTTGTTGTGTTGTATTCTGCACCTTCAATGCATTTAGCATATCATTAGATGCATAATTCACAGTAGGCGCCGAGGGCTGAGCATTGTTTGAAGCCAATTTTGATAAATCAGCTTTAATGCTCTCGATATTTATCTGAGGAATACTTTGAGGTGCAAATAATGAATTATTAAACCCAGCCTCAATTAACGCTTTGAAATCTATATTTGACGTTTGAGATGAGGCGCGCTGAAATAATTCTGCAGCGAATGTACTATATTGTTCAGCTAGAGGTATTTTTAATTCGTCGAATATATTGACTGACTTTGAAGTATCAATGAAATTAGTATTCTTGATATTGTCAGATAAATTAAGCTTCAGAGATTCTATTATCGATGGGCGAATTGCATTTGCCAATGAATCATCCATTGTAGAATCTAAAATTTTATTGACCCTATCTCCTAGATCAATTAATAAATCAGATTTAGTTATCGATGCTGATACCTTTTCTTTAATTGCACGTGCTAGCGCATACGAAATTTCTTCAGTCTCACGCCTTCCGATCAAATCTTGCAGATCTGACATATTGATACGTACGTCAGATAGATTAATGCGTGTGGATTCATCGGCCATATTATTATTTACAGCCGACGTGTCTTATTATTCGGTCACAAAGAAATTCGAGTTAAGATCTAATGGAAAATTAATAGTGGTGCCGTTGTATTCAAATTTATTATTGATGAGTGTTTCCTTTAATTGATTAAATTCTGATACGAATTTAGAAATTTTATCAAATGTAGACTTATCAAGCTGATTGACTAATTGAATGCGTTCATCTACTGTTAGTTTATTAAAGGCAATAGTACTGCCATTAATATCAATTTCATCAATGAATTGGATAATGTTGTAGATAATAATCTCAGCCAAGAAATTATTTAAAGAATTTGGCTCCTCATCTGATATAGTATGAAGATCTGCTATATGATTATTAACCACATATTCATCAATTTCCTTTTGTGTTTTTAGAGTCGGGATGCTAACTCGTACTTGAAGATTGCTTGAATTGATAACGGAATCTAATACAACTGATGAGTAGTTTTGTTCAAAATTGTCAATAGCAATATCAATATCAAAATTATTATAATGCTTGACACCATCAACATTAAATTCGCATTTGACAAAATTACCAGAATTAAATCGACGCAATTGATAGCATATGGCTATTTTATCCAAAATAGTAAATTGATCCACATTAGCATCGTCAACTAGGCAGTCTTTCAAAATATTATACAGAACAATATTCATCTCGGACTTCAAAACAGACGCATTAATGGCACATTTTAAAAGTTCTTTGTGCTGCTGTGTTGTGAGTTGTCTGAATTTAAACGAACGAGATAGAGATGGAATCCATACAGCAGTTGCCGCAGACATTGTATTTTTCTTAATAAGATTTAACGCGTCATTAAAGTCGAGGATTTTTATTGATTCTGGCATGCATTTAATTATGTCCAAATTACATTATATCAAGAAATTGATCTTCATAATCCGATGTCTCACGTTGTTGTTGTGTCGAATTGATTTTCAGAGAAATGAGATGGTCTCTTTCAATTGGAATTAATTGATTGATTGGTTGCCCAGGGAAAAGAGTCATGAAATTCATTTCCTTTGTATATAAATCTTGGAGATTTGCATTGTATATAGATATCACAAAATTAAACAATGAGTCTAGAGATGTATCGAGATGATACAGCAACGATCCACAATTGAAACATCGATAAGAATACGCGATTTCTTTATAGGTTTCCTTCTCAATAAAAGCATCAATAGTCTTATAAAAATTAGACGTTACAGACACACCCAACTCAGTTAACAACTTGAAATTATTTTCAACGGTAAGAAAATGTGAAGGGACATTATTACCTTCAATAGACATCTCTTTTATGAACGACGATCTCCATAAATTGTGATCTAGCGTTCCTTTTTTGTCTGACAGTCTTCTATACTCAAGATCATTTACAATCCGGGGCCAACCGATAGTATATCGCAATACATTACCAAAATCAATACTAAGATGTGTGTCTGCATATTTAATTTTGCTGAGTACCTCATCAATCTCCAAATTAAAAGACATAGTATCACCACAATCACATTCAACGGAATACTTTAACTCTTTATCGAAGCAATACCCTCGGGTGTATATGGCATAATATAATCGATCAATGATATTAAAATCATTATAAGATTCCATGCAATTTTCTTGCATGATTTTGTCAATAGCAAAACAAAATGACGAAGAATTTAGCGTTGTCTGCTTCGCAGCCTTTGCAAGAATTTTTTCTTGGTCGTGCGTTATCTCAGCGAAGAATAATTCTTTCTCAGCACTTGGTATCCAAATCTTATTAAACGACCGCAATATCATTAAAAGTTAATTACTATGAACGGGTTTCAAGATCCACTAAATGTTTTCCCAGATATAATCGAATAATGAGAATAGGAAAAATTAACAGTGGTTGATATTATAGACGAATCCCCCACAGATGCATATTTTTCGCCGGCTATACTTGAAGGAAAAGCATTATAAAAATAATACGTCTTTCTTTTGATAGGTGCTTTACCCGGGCCAGTTAGTGCATATAAGCTGCATATAATATCGCTCCGCAATTTCAAATTGTCGCGGCGATTATAAGCAACCAAACTATCGGCAGCAACATTGATCATCCATGGGCGAATTGCAGTATCCACATATGATATATTAGTCTCGAGAAAAGATATACGCAACGCATCTAATTCATTACGACCCTCAGTAAGGATACCACCCAAGTAACCAGCAGATTTTTCTACAGCAGCCCTTTTAGTTGTAATCCCGTCAGATATAAAATCAACACCCGTAGCCAACATATTTCCCAAATACCACCCATTTATTTCTTTTGTAGTTGCTGTCACAATCTCTTGACGCTGATCATCTACATCCCATGATTTTGCAGCGTCGGCCCCCTTCACGCCATATGATATTGATGGATTTGATAAAGGCTCAGACAAATATGTATTCATCACTCGAGGCACTGTCAGTTCTACAGACCACATAGTCTTGAGAGGAATTGACGTAGGCCATTTTCCTAACAAATCCAAAAAAGCAGGTATTGGTCCTTTGTCGGCGTCGGCACCAGCTGCTAGATTAAATTTATATGGTTGAGGTTCTGGGCAATACATAATTGAGTTTATTCTTTTTTCAATGAGTATGCACCATTTATGAGAATGAGCATTAACCCATTAGCAGAGTTCAATCTCTTTTCGGGTTCTTTTTCGGTAGGCCGTACGTTATAGAATGTCATTATTTCTTGTGCTATTGGGTCTGTTACTTTCATAATCGAGCCAGGAGCAGATTTATCTATATTCTTTAGCATTTGGTCGGCAGATGTCGTTAGTGTCTGTGATACCTTGTTGTAAGGACGAAATTGATTTTTGTCCTTGGTTGTAGTGATGTTCTGATGTTTACGGTCGAAATTATCAGGATTGTACCCACGATAATCCTTTTCACCTAATAATTTCACTTGATAATATGCAACCAATTCGTTATAATTCATATAGTCCTTATTTATACTTAGAGAGATGAGCGAATTTGACAATAATTTACCAGCTGATTATGTGCTTGAGAAGTTTTACCTTCATGCAGGCAAAGCTCGGCGAGTTGGGGACAAATATAACGCATCATGCCCAATATGCAGAGAAGGTAAAAGTTGGTTAAAGAAAAAAAGGCTTTACTATTACCCAGGTTCAAATTCAATGTTTTGCCATAATTGTCAAAACTCATGGACGGCGCTGTGGTGGATTAAAGAGGTCACAGGACAAAGCCCGTCTCAAATTGTTAATGATGCCATGAAAAATTATGGATTTGATATGGGCACCGGTGGCAAATTTTTTAAGAAATTAGAGGCATCATCACAGACATACACAATTCCGGACCTACCCACCGATGCAATCAATCTGCTAGATGATAATGTAATCGATTTTTATAAAAGTGACCCTGCTGTAACGAAAGCAGTTAAGTATCTTAAAATGAGAAAATTAGATACTGCCATAAACAGACCAAAGGCGATTTATTTTTCACACAAGGACAAATACCACGGAGATCGTATTATCATCCCATTTTACGATATTGGTAATAAAATCTGCTTTTACCAATCTAGAAAAATAAATGACAATGACGATGGCCCAAAATATTTGTCAAAAATCAATTCAGACAAAAGCATATTCAATTTGAATAATGTAAATAACGACATTGACTATTGCTTTATTTTTGAAGGCCCTGTAGACGCATGCTTTGTCAAAAATGGAGTAGCAGTTGCGGGAATTGCATGCACTCCAAAACAAGAGAGCCAATTAGAAACACTAAAGGCGTTTTATAAAATTGTATGGGTTTTGGACAATCCATATCAAGATCGCAATGAAGATGTTACTGATAAATTTATTGAATTAGTAGACAAAGGGGAAACCGTATTTGTATGGCCGGCTGCGTTATCTATATATAAAGATATCAATGATATTTGCATTGATAAGAAAATAAATGAATTTCCTTATCAAATTCTACTAAAGCATGCTAAGAACGGCATTGCTGCAAAAGCATCATACATGCAAATAAATTAATCACCCTCGACTAAGCTTTTGGCGACATCAATGTAGTTAGTTTCCATCTTAGACAAAAGCTCGCGGCGTTTGATGTATAAATCGTAGTCCCACTTTGTAGCCAATTTTACATCGATTTCTTTAATTTGCTTGACGATTTTTTCATCCATGATAACATCTTCACCGATAATGGTTTCATCGGCATCATCGATTAGTTCAGTGATGTTGTATTCTGCATTAAGACGTTCCATGTACTCATCAATGCTCTCGCCATTGACGAGACCTTCTTGATTGATTTCAGCAAATAACTCACCGTCTGCTGTTTCAAGCACCATTCTATGCGATGCTGGCGATGACGATTTATACTCAAACCCGCAACGTGATAATCTCTCAATCACGATTTCAGACGGAGTTAATTCACTTTCAAAAGAATCAGCCATTCTAATGTTCTTAGCCTTGCGATCCGATGCGATAACAAACCCAGCAATAATTTCTTTAAGTTCAGCTAAGTCGCTTGAAACACGCGCAACCTTATCCGAAATACGTGATGCAATTCCCTTAAACACACTATTATCTCTATCTAATACGTTGACTTGTCGGTTAATAGATCCAGTCGCAGTATCATTTAGGTATTTGACAAACTCATCAATATTTTGAATCCAATCCTCTGCTGCGGCAACTTCGGCTTTGTATCCAGTGTTAGGGGGTCCAGGCTCTACGTCTAATGCATCTTCAGGCACATCATTTTTTGCAAGACGATCACGAAGAGGTGCCTCATCTTGTTGTGCATCATAATTGGTTTCAGATTCAGGAGCTTCCTGTTCGAGTAATGTGTTTAGGAAAATTTGTTTGAGGTTTGCCATACAATATTTATTTATTAGTTGCAACCATCATTTCCGTATGTTATATTTATTTATGAATAAGGTTATTATCTTTAGCGGCGGCTTAGATTCCACAGTGCTGTTGTATGACGTCGCTTCAAAATTAGAAGAAGGTGAAGTTTTATATTGTTTGAATTTCTTCTATGGCCAAAAGCATTCCATTGAATGTGCCAGAGCAGCTGCAGTAGTAGATCATTTGGCGGCGCTTTCGAACAACAAAGTAATTTTACATGAAATTTCGTTGAAGCATGTTTTTGACTACTTGCAAACATCTGCATTGCTCAACGGAGAATATGACATACCAAAAGCAAAAGATGTTCTTGGAGATCCGCAGCCACTAAGTTACGTGCCTAATCGTAATATGATTATGCTGAGCACTGCGGTAGGTTTCGCTGAAAGCACAGAATCAAATGAAGTATATTATGGAGCACAACAAGCAGATACTCTGTCGGGTTATTGGGACGCTTCTGCAGAGTTTTTGGAAGCAATTAATAGAGTTATTTGCCTTAATCGTAAAAATAGCATTGAAATTAAAGCACCTCTAATGACGATGAATAAAGAAGAAATCATTAGAAGAGGTGCAGAATTAAACGTACCATTCGAACTGACATGGACATGCTACGACCCGGTTTATATTCCGGGTGTTAAAACACTTTCATGCGGCGAATGTGTCGCATGCGCCAATAGATTACAAGGATTTATTAATGCCGGGTTAAAAGATTCCATGGAATATGCAATTTCCATTGACTATGAGAAATACGGCATTCAATGAGAATTATGAAAAGTACTGATATTTATTTCATCACAGCGACAAAAATGCACCATTACGATTTTTGGTGTAATTCCCATCTTGGAAAGTTCTTGAGAAAGGCTAAAGTCTCGGACCAGACATATGTTGCTTATAACAATAAGCAAGGCCTATCCGAAATTTACAACCATGCAATTTTGGAATGTGAGCATGATTATGTAGTGTGTGTTCATGATGATGTCGTAATTGAAGATATTTTTTGGTTTGAAAAATTGAAAGAAGGATTTGAAAATTACGACATCTTGGGTCTTGCTGGTAGTTCTAATACAGAAATCAAATCACCGGCACTTTGGCATTTAATGTCACCTAGAGAACAATGGATGGGATTTGTGAATCATTATATTCCAAATACAAACCAATCTTTCGCAACATCTTTTGGACCTTCCCCATCTAGATGCATCGTTATGGATGGGCTGTTTTTAGCTGCTAATAGAAAGGCACTTATGGATAATGGTGTGCTTTTTGATCCTCAATTCGATTTCCATCATTATGATATTGATTTTTGTCTTCGCGCAAATAAAGCAGGGTTGAAAATGTCAACAGTTCCTATCCATGTCACACACGCATCAGGCGGACTGAGTTCTACAGATAATGAAAGATGGAAAAATAGTGAAAAGAGGTTTTTAGCAAAGTATAGTTAATCATATGTGCGGAATTTTTAAATCAACTAAATTGGAAAGATTCAATGAATTATACGACGCAAATACCGTTAGAGGGTTTAGTAGTTTTGGCGGAGTATTTCGGAGAAATAATAAACACACTATATACAAAAGTGATGACATGGATATCAGATTCAATGCGAATGATGCATCTCTTTATCTTGGTCATCTGCGAGCGCCTACTGGGATTGGTCATACATTTACACCAATAAGATGCCATCCTTTTGAATATCGGAATTGGTTGGTTGCTCACAACGGCATCCTAACAAACCACAAAGAGCTTATTCCCGAACACATTCGAGACAATCATACATATGAAATAGATAGTAGTGTAATCCCGTTTCAATTGCATATCCATGGCTTTCAATGTTTTGAAAAATTTAAAGGAACGTGGGCTTGTTGGATGTATAATATTTTAACCAATCAGCTTTTTGTTACACGTTCGGATAATACTCTATTCATGGATCCAGAGACTGGGGATTTTTCTTCAACAGCTACAAATAGATGTAGTCAGAGCATCAACCCTAGAGTAGTATACGAAATTAAAGATAATGAATTCATCGAAGTCCACAGTTATCAAACCAAGCCTCTTTATTTTATTCCATGAGATGCAATGCTGGCATTGAGCCTAATATGCTATTAGATCAGCATTTAATCGCAGAGCAATCTGAATTGCTTATTGTGGATGGCATGTTGAGAAAAAATAAATTCAAAATGAAATCAAAAGTACCCAACGAATTTACGCTTGGGAAAGGACATATTTTATTTTGGACTGATAAGATTTTATACCTGCACAAGCGACATGTCGAAATAAAAGATGAAATTATTCGCAGGGGATATAAGGTAACAGACAAGAAGTTTATCCTCGACGACTATCCAGATGAATTGCTCAACGATTGGAGACCCCACAATAATGCAGTCGAAATAATCAAAAATCGAATTGCTGAAAAGATTTTGGCAAAAGGAGATAAAATATTTTGGCGCTATCAAGGATTATATATTGATTCTAAAGACATCCCGCTATATATTAACAAATTAACAACATCACCACTATATTATGTTTAACAAAGAAATTACACAATACGACGGCTCGCTGATTCATCAAAGATTTGCTTATAGATATTTTGGCAAGAATGTACATCCGCTTGGCAATATCATGGCATTTCGAGGATCAATGGAAGTAACAGATAATCTCGTTGACCTTGAAGATGCTCTCAAGAATGATTACATTTACAGTGAGGACGCCATTCAGTTTGTTTGGGAACTTCCAAACGTCTGCAGGTTTGGTGGAGTAAGTTTCCAACGATTGTTCGCAGCGAAAGTTGCACAGCTTCTATGGGAAGAAGGAGTGCCAGGAGTATCTATCGAAGGAGACGACATTATGGTTAACAACGAATTTGTATCAGACCATCATTCATTGGTTCTTCCAAAAGGAAAGGCTAGTGTTTCTATTTGTCATGAAGTAAATGGTGCAAGTCTTGGACACTTAGCAGTGAATATCAGTGCAGGAGCAAAGGCACCAGCATTCGCTTACTCGACACGAGATGTATTAGGAGATAGTGATAAATTAACGAAATTTACAAATAATGTCATTAATGAGTTTTATGTTATGATTGATGACATTTTTGTCGCAACCTCAAAGACGGCAATTCTCTAATGCTATTTGATTATCTTAAAAATATCCTTTATTCGAAACAACCAGAGTTGCTCGAAGAAGAAAATGACTTTGTGCCGTTTCTCATTCAAAGATGGCTATCAATGCATTCGCCAGAAGTTACATACATTCTGAACGAAACTACCAATAGATATTGGATGGCATTGGCTGATAAGCAAGATTGGTATAATGCGTTTATGACCTCATTGCCGAGAGTAAAATTTCGTAAATTAAACTACATCAAGAAAGCAAAAGCGGAAAATAGCAAAGACGACGATACTGTAAAATTAATTGCCAAAAATATGGAAATTTCTGAAAGAGAAGTTCGGTTGTATTTGGAAAGAATTGATTTTAAGGTAAAAGATCTTGACATCTACAAAAAGTAACATAAATCACCCATATGGAAAATTTAGAAAAATACAGTAGCTCCGCACTTCCTGAAGACTATGAAATCAGTGAATTGTTTGGTGATACACTAGCAATTGCTTATAAAGATAATAACGGTGAAGGTCTTGTCAAGCGAGGCTCTCTGTGGGTAGACCCAGGTGTTACCTATAACATGTGGAGAGTAGGAGAAATTATTCTCAAGGGACCCAAATGCAGCGACAATGTCAAAGTAGGAGATATGGTTCTATTTCCTAATGATCGAGGGATTCCGGGCATCAAACATAAGGGGGTCGAAGTTCGATATATTAACGAGGATAGACTATTCGGCAAAGTAAGCCTCAAAGAGGAACAATAAAATATGGCATCACTCACTGAACTAAGCAATCTGCTGGAAACTAATGTACTTGAGGTCAAATTCATTAGGCGCAATCCAAAGCCAGGGGCAGCATCAACTAGAAGAGCATTCATAACAACAAGTAATAGTCTACTCAATAGCCCTCGAGGTAAAATTACACTACGATATGAAGGTGGTGGTGGGGGTGGATTAAAATTCACACCAGCAGCCCGCAATCTAATTCTTGCATGGGATATTCTCTGGCAAGAATATAGATTGTTTGGTGCAGAGGGATCTTCGATCATTACACAAATTCCAGTAACGACAGAAGACGAAGTTGCAAAATTTTGGGACTATTTTGACTCAAATATGTTGCCGCTAAGCCCTGAAGATAAATTAAGATTCATGAACTCATGATAATAGACAAAATCGAAAATGCGTTAAAGCAGCACTTCCAAAAAACCATTAAGCTATCAATTAATGGAACCAACGTATTCAAAACAGGCAGATTTGTGCTGTCAAAGATAAATGCGTTTTCGTTTGACCTCTACATCAAGACATCCAAACCATCTATTGAGATTCTGCCGATACCTATTCCGTTTGATATATTCATTACAGATAATGGGATAATTTTTGATTATAGCGTAGACAAGATAGCAGTCAAAAACACGCAACCATATCAAGAGCTAATGTTTTATATTGGCAAGAATAAAACAAGCAAATACTTAAACGAGAAATTGGTGATTTCATTCGAATAAAAAAGGAGAGCTTTACGCTCTCCTTTTTTAGTTTATCAATATGACTGCCTATTAGAAAAGATCCTTACCAGCGGCAACACTGCTTTTCACTTGAAACGGTTGTGGTTTAGCAGCACCAACGGCGCTAAGCTTGCCGCTACTGTCGTATGATTTTGTCGGGCTTGCTTTGCCTGGGCGTGCCACCTGTTTGCACTTAACTTTGTCTGTACTTGTTTGTGCAAGCTTAGCACCGGCTGCGAGATTAGCAGCTCCCATGCTATAATGACCTTCTTCTTCAACGACTTCTTCATCGTCTTCTTCTTCCTCATCTTTGCTCTCACCTAATCCATAATCTTCTCCCCCTTCTTCTTCACCCTCTCCGCCATCTTCTTCACCACCAATGACTGCAGCCAGCAATGCATGAAGCTTTTTAGCCGTCTCTTTATCAAGGGTAATTGTCACATCTTCTCCTTCAGCACCAATAAGATCGGAATCGACTTGATCGTCGTCTGACATCATATCATATTCAGCGTATAGTTCACCATCTTCTTCTGCGAGCATATTTTCATGCTCAGTAAGTGTTTGCTCGAATAGACGATTGAATCTAGCACCAAATGCAGGCACTCTTGATTCTTTAACGGTACTTTTTGGTTTGACTGGGGTTTTTGCTCCCTCAGGGCCTGCACCGGATAGCCCTTTTTTAGGCGCATTAAATGCATCGCCAGGAGCTTTAGTAGCTGACGTTTGTTTGAACTTCGCGCCTTTTGCTTTCTTGCGTGCCTCTAAAAGTTGTTTTAATTTGACATTCATAGATTATAGATTGTACTTATATAGAATAGCCCCATTTTCGCACACAACAATAAAAATTGATAATGCATATAAGTATATAAAATTATATGCAGTCAAAACGAACGCATTATCTCAATAACGAAAATCTACCATTACCGGCAACAAAGCACAACTATACATCGGAAATGATTGAGGAAATTGCGAAATGCAAAAAAGATCTCATTTATTTCGCACAATCTTATTTTACTATTATTAACATTGATGATGGAGAAAAAAAGATAGAATTATACCCCGCACAGAAGCGCGTTTTAAAGTCACTGTGCAAAAACCGTTTCGTAGTGACTCTAGCATCTAGACAGGTTGGTAAAAGTACTTTGATGTGTGTTTATTCATTATGGAAAGCATGTTTCATTAAACACCAAAGAATCGTTATTGCTGCAAACAGAGAAGACACCGCAATTGAAATTTTTAGCCGCGTTAAAATGGCGTATGAGCAATTACCAAATTGGCTCAAGCCTGGTGTAGAGAAATGGGGTGAAACAGGGATGAAGCTAGAAAATGGATCATATCTATCAGTCGAAACCACATCACCGAATACGGGCCGTGGTAAGGCAACCAACTTAATCATCGTCGATGAGATGGCGTTCATCGCACCTAACATCATGGCGCAATTTTGGAAATCCGTGTCAGCTACAATTTCATCTTCTAAAACGGCCCAGATATTTGTAGTTAGTACCGCAAATGGTACTGACAATATGTTTTATGAAATATATAAGAATGCAACGTCGGTGGCCCCGACAGAGGGTTTGGATCAATGGCACGCAGAGACCATTCACTGGTCGGATGTTCCGGGCAGAGGCAAAAAATGGAAAGAATCAATGCTTGCAAGCCTAAACGGCGACGAAGAAGCATTTGCTCAAGAATATGACAACAAATTTATCAGCACTGGTAGCGGATCTGTCGATGAGGCATTCATTGATGATATGCGTCAAAAAGCACGCGAACCTATATTGCAATTAGACGATGGGCATTATAAGATCTTTGATTTGCCTGATAAAACGCATGTATATACAATCGGAGTCGATGTATCTGACGGCATAGGAGAAGCCGCGTCAGTTGTGGAAATATACGACATTACAGATCTTGGCAACATTAAGCAAGTCGCCGAATACCATGATAGGCAAATTGAACCGTTGACATTTACTAGAAAATTATACCAAATAGCTCTACAGTGGGGCTCGCCAATGCTTGCAATCGAAAGAAATAACATGGGCGGCACTGTTGTCGATACCTTAGTTACATCATATCATTATACAAGATTATTAGACTTCCTGCCGTCTAAACAAAGTGATAGAAACAAAAGAGGAATCTTCAGCCATACTAATGTTCGACATGATAGTGTATTAAATATGCGTTATTGGGTCAATCACTTAAGATGTGTTGATGTCAGAAGCGGTGGCTTGATCGATGAATTTCGTACATTTGTAAAACACTCAAACGGCATTTGGAAAAAGAATGGTTCGAGAAATACATGGGATGATCGGGTCATGGCAACAGTGTGGGCTCTTTTTATACTAGAAAACGGCATCGTTGAAAAATATTATGATGTATACGAAAGAGATCGCAATGGTAAAGTTTCTAAGTTAGTAGATCCGTATGGGTTTTATGAATATGCACCGATCAGTGAATTGACATTGGCAGTCGAGCCTATATTCAGAGGCCAGATGCCGGTGTATTTTGATCCAAGCGCAGCAGAATTCAGCCAAGAGGATATTAATTATCTATATGCTTTCTAGTCCACTCAATAAACAAACAGTCGATAGGTTTTTACTTGTACTCGACACGCCACCAGCATTAAGGCATTTAAAAACCAAAAATGCACGGACGAATCAATTGTTAAATTCGAACTCGATGCAATTCACTGTATATGGCTCTGTTATACCGTCAATCACAGTGCCATATCTGACAGAAAGATTAGCAGGGCAATCAATATCGGTGTCAACACATAATAAACAAGCACCCGACCCAATTTCGGTAAGATTTAATGTAGATAATAATTTTAACAATTATTGGTTCATATATAAATGGCTTGACTTCATTTCTGATGATGTTCATGGCATTTATGATGGTAAAAATATTTCACGAGGAGTTGCAGGGATGCCAGGAATTGGATATCAAACAAATCTGACAGTTTATGCTCTGGATGAATACCAAAAAGCAAAGACTATAAAATTTACGTATACAAATGCATTCCCAGTCTATCTAAGTGGTATTGATTGGTCATATCAAGACAGCAAAGCGATGGCCGGAGAGTTTCGTTTCATGTATTCACAATTCAGAGCAGAGCTTTTATGCGATACAGAATTCGAATCCGTATTAGACCCAACATCGAATAATTCAGTACAAATTTGTAGTTAAATCAAAAACGGCCATAAGATAAAATGTAAGTAGATTGTAATTATGGCACGTACAATCGAATCACCAGGCGTAGAAATCAGAGAACGCGATCTAACCCTACGCGTTGAACCAACAGTTGGCACTAATACATGGGTTCTTGGATATGCAAGCCAAGGACCTACAGAAGAACCAATTACAGTTACAAGTTTTTCAGAATTTGAATCTGTTTATGGTACTCCGGCAAATGCAGCTGAAAGATATTTTTATCACACATGCCGCGAGTATTTGAATTCCGGTGGTAATCTTATCGCTACAAGAATTCCATATGGTAGTGGTACTGGCAGCAGCTATGGTGAAAAATTTGGTGCACTGGTGTATCCTGTAATTCCTGCGTCGTCGACATATAGTGCAGCAGCAGTAGGAACAGCAACAGGAGCAACTTCATCGTTTAGCTTGATTTCTAATACATTGGTGTTTGGTGAACCATATCACGTCGAACTAACACAAGATGAGTATTATGACTTGATTAACAACAATATTTCATGGGCTGCGAGCGCTACGGCTGCTGCACTATCTGCAACAAATGCAACAAGATTTGCGACCGGCACGGGAGTTAATAAACTAAGTTCCGCAGGTATGATTGTGATTGATACCACAAAGTCGATGTCCAATAACATCCAAGAAGGATATTATGTCGGGATTATAGACAATGCATTAGCAAATCCTACACAAGATTTTACAGACATTCTGAATCTGAAAGCAGTGAACAGTGCGAATACATATGCCACTGTCGATTCAAGCAGAGTTGGGTTTGCGCTAAGTGCATCCTACGCCGGTGTAGCCGGTTCTGTTTCAGAAATTCTTGAAACTGTACCGAATTTTGTATATGACACAACATCATACAACGATACAATTGTCTTGGGTCTCTTTAAAGTACGCAAATCCATTTATGCTGGGGCGAGTAATAGTACACTCGACAAAGTTCTAGTAGAGACATATATCGGCTCGCTCGATTCGTCACGCAGAGTTGCAGATCCGCTTGGAGGACCACCAAAATCATTCTTCATCGAAGATGTTGTAAATAATTCATCTTCTAATTTGAAAGTACTTGTAAATCCATATATTTCGAAATCTACTACATGGTCAGACGCTAGCGGTCAGCCAGCTAATAAGGTTCGCTTCTGGAAAACAACTGGTGTATCAGGCACAGGATTTATCGTTCTGCCAGACGGCAAAACAATTGCGTCCACTAACATCTCAGAATCAAGAAGTCTTTATGAAGCTAGCACATTTGCGACAACTACAGATGCAAATAAATTAATCGGTAATCTTCCAGATAAATTGGCTCGTATTTTTGCATGTGTATCGAATCCAGATTTGATTCCTATCGACATAACTCTCGATGGCGGGCTGAGCACTATCTGGGCTACGACAAGAACAACATCTGCCACATTAGGGTCTGAAATCTTTGACGATACTGTATTTGTACCGAATGCAGCACTTACCCAATTGGCTTCATTTGACGGTAGCTTCACTGGGGACAATGGTATTGGCGATGCTCACAAAACAATCTTCAATCTGTTCAACAACTTCGCAGAATCAACACGCAAAGACCACATCCATATTAGTGATCCACTCCGCCAGCTCCTTGTTAATGGTACCAACTACAAAGTATTTGAATCCAAATGCGATCGCGTAACCAATCCATTCTCTAAAGTAGTATACTGGCCGCTACGCAATCTGTATCAAGCTGCAAATACATCATATTCAGTATCATATGCAAACTGGGTGAGAGTATACGACAGCGCCGCTGATGGTTATTGCTGGGTTCCATTCTCTGGGTGGGCAGGGCGCGCATTGGCTGAAACTGATAGAGATCGTTTCCCATGGATTGCACCGGCTGGATTGACAAGAGGCATTGTACGCAATGTGGTAGATCTTGCAATCAATCCTAACCAAAAAGAACGCGATCTTCTCTATCGCATCGGACAAAATCCTGTGTGCTACTTCCCTAACGATGGGTACGTAATCTGGGGCCAGAAGACTCTATTCAGAAAACCAAGTGCATTCGATCGTATTAATGTGCGTCGCTTGTTCTTAGCTCTTGAGAAGCCAACTGCTAGAGTTCTTAAATACTTCGTGTTCGAGCCTAATACAGTATTCACAAGAACGCAAGTAATCAACGTATTGACACCGCTGTTTGAGAATGCAAAACGCAATGAAGGTCTGTATGATTATCTGATCGTGTGCGATGAACGGAATAACACCGGTTCTGTAATCGATCGAAATGAGATGGTTGTAGACATTTATCTCAAGCCAGTCAGAGCGAGTGAGTTCATCCTTGTCAACTTCGTAGCAACAAGAACAAATCAAGACTTCGCTGAATTGATCTAATCAATACATTCAAAAATAAAAGCCAGCTAAAAACTGGCTTTTATTTTATGTTGATGATATAATTATATTCATAATGGACGATGAATTACTCATAGAACAGATAAAAGCACAATTATACACCAAAACAGGTAACATTAATAGTGCTGTGCTAAGACAACCCGGGTTTGATTCTAGTGAATTGTATCAAAGTATAAAAGAAAAGACCAAATTTCTAGACGAGCAAGCATGCTGTTCTGAACGAATTTACTGTATCGTCAATAAGACCACATCTCAGCAAAGATGTAAAGCTTGCAATAAGCCATTAAAATGGAAGGGGTATAAAAACAAACCATATTCAAAAACTTGCTCAAACAACATTTGCAAGAGAGCATCTACAAAATGGAAATCATGCAAAGACGGAAAGATTAACACAGAGAAGAATAAAAAAAATGGATTTGTTGAAATTTTAAATTCAAATCATGAATTAGTATCACATGATGCTTTAATGGCGTTCTGCCTCGAAAGGCTTCAGCAACCTAATTCAACATTTAATACAGCGTTGCTAAGAACACATAGTACGCATCTATCTACTCTGCTAAAAATCGGATATATTAAGTATGGAGATGATATAAAATGGTCACAAGTATTTTATAACTTTATACATAACATACACACACCACCAAAATGCCATAAATGTGGTAATCACCTTAACTTCCGAAATAGCAAATTTGGCTATTCATCATGCCATGCAAAAAGATGCTCCCAGCAACTTGTAGCAGAGTCCAAAAAGAAAAATCGCATTAAATTAGTGACCGAACATTTTTTAGACAATGGCTACGAATTGATTACCAACCACGGCATAAACGAAGGAAAACATCACATTAAGCACCAGACATGTGGCCACGAATTTACCAGATCCATATCGAGTGGTCAGTGGCAAAACACACTTATATGCCCTCAATGCAATCCTCGATCAAGTGCATTCGAATTAGAGGTATATCAATACATAAAAACCCTTGGGTTGGAGTGTATTAATAATTCAAGAGACGTTATACCACCAAAAGAAATAGACATATTTATTCCATCAAAAAACATAGCAATCGAATGCAATGGCATATATTGGCACAATGAATCAAATGGAAAAGACAAAAATTACCATCGTAATAAATATATGGAATGCAAAGCTAAAAACATTCAATTAATCCAGATATGGGAATCTGAATGGCAAACAAAGCAACAAATTGTCAAATCTATTATAGATAGTAAATTGGGTATTTCGAAAAGGATATTTGGCAGAAAGTGCACCATCCACCAAATAACTGATAGACATGAGAAGGTCAAATTCCTAGACGAGAACCATATACAAGGAAACGATAATAGCCAAATTTCTTATGGGCTATACCATGACAGTCAATTGGTATCTATGATGACTTTTGGTCATCGTAAAATTGTCAAAGGTGATTACAGTGATTGGGAGATGATTCGGTTTTGTAATAAATTAAACCACACTGTCATTGGTGGTGCTTCGAGGCTTCTAAAATATTTCATTAATACACACAACCCACAAAACATCATCACTTATGCCGACTTGAGATATTCGAATGGTGATCTATACCACAAATTAGGATTCAAACATAAGCATGACAGCAAACCAGGTTATTGGTATGTCATCAACAATACACTCAAACACCGCAGTGGATTTATGAAACATAGATTACACAAGGTCTTAAAAGAATATGATGAGAATCTATCGGAGTATCAAAACATGTTGAATAATGGATTTGACAGAATTTGGGATTGTGGTCATGCAGTTTTTGTATACAAAGATAGATAAGTACATTCAAACCTATGAGTAATAAACTAGATGAAATTTACGGCGCTAGAGTATTTGGCAAACCTTCTATTCACATGGATCCGTTTGAAGCACCACCAGCGTCAAGAGCAGCAAAACTGACTGAGAGAGAAGCAGTCATCAATACATATTTGCCAGAGAGAATGCATGTCAAAACAGCATCTAATACCCCCCAAGCCTCACAGAAAACATCATTGAGAGAAAAGTATCAAAAAAATCAAAATACAGACTCAAGTATGATTATGTTCCTTGAAGGCTATTTTAAAACAAATAGAATGGACCAATTCAACGCAGTCGAAGAGATTTTGGAAGATATGTATGCGTTCCTAAAAGAAAATCAAGGTTAAATCATAAGTATTTTTATGGCACAAGGTATTCAAGACTACTACGACACAATCCAAAGAAAGGGATTTCAGCGAAGAAATCTCTTCCGCATTGCTGCGATCAATGGAGATGGCATTTTATCTAAACTGGCGGCAGAGTTAACGTCTCTAGATGGTGGCATTTCAAACGCATATCTAACGACAGCCACAGTGCCAGGCCGGACTATCCAAAACGTTACCGCACCATTTATGGGATTGGATTTTAATGTACCAGGCAACGCCAAATATGATAACAGCAACAACTGGCAAGTTACATTCAGATTGCCTGGTGATCTTTCAATTCGAAACGCATTCGAGCAAATGAGCTACGATATCTTCGATGATGGAACATCCACGGGCTGCTATGGAGTGCCTAATAGCAGAAATATCATTACGCTAGCCTTGTTAAACATTAAGGGAGAAGCAGTAAGATACTATGATTTGATTGGTGTATATCCAGTAGCGTTTAATGGATTGTCATTTGAATTGACCGGCAATGCCGAAGTCATGACATTCAATGCAACATTGGCATATCAATACTACCGTATCAATAAATCCAAAGTTCCTGGGGCACAAGTCATTACAGATTTCGACAGAACGACTGGCCTTACACCTGCTCTTGGTGCTGGAAACGCCTGCTAATACTCAACCTCAATTAATACCCGTCACCACCTAAGGGCGTAGTCATCTCACGGACTACGCCCTTTATTCTATCAAAAATCGCCTCCGCCTCTTGGATGGATTTAAATTTGATGGTTTTGCCGTTCGTAAATCGATAGACAATTTCTTGTGTCTCTCTATCGAGACGGATATTTTGTATGATAAATACCCCAGGCGAAAATCCCAAGGATGAATATCGTTCGTTCAACACTTCAAGCTTTTCACCAGGAATATAATTCATGCAGTCAAACGAGATGCGTATGGTCGGATTTTATTGGCGTTGCCAGATCCCATAATTTCAAAATAAATATCCCCGCTTATATCATCAATATAATCTTGAATGTCGTTTGGCGATAAATCAACAAGATCTTCGTGAACTCCTAATTTATCGGCTTTATCAAAAATGACATTTACTGAACGGATCAGCGCGAGCCATCGTGAAACGACGTGCACATCTTGATCTTCAAACTTATTCGGTTTCGGCCTTTGGTATTTGCGGAGTTTTTTCATAGATTTTTAAAATTATTTGTTTGATAAAAGGAATGTTGTTAACTAATATGCCTGTTAAATTGTTATTTTCAACTATAAAAGTATAATTTTGTATATACGATTCTCTAAGATATTTGTCGATGGTTTCTTTAAATTTTTGTATGCATTGAGGAAATGGCAATCCGTATTTTGTAGTGTCGTATTTGTGTTTCTCTTTTGAGATTTTATGCATCAACTGCACATAATCACTCGATCTCTCGAGCATGTATTTGAATTTTTCCTGGCGTTGATTTTTCTGACATTCACCGCAAATAAAATTTGCACGTAATAGCTCTCTAGCACCATACTCAATAGTAGCCTGTTTCCAGCTTATTTGCGATCTTTGTTTGTATTTGTGGCATTTAATACATTTGCACGTGAGCATATATTATTTTATTAAGCCAGAAATAAATCCTCCAATATACGAGATTATTTGATTCTTTTTGTGGTCGTCAATTTTTGCAGCGGATACTATTTCATCAATAACCATAGGATCTGCATTTGTGAACATCGAATGCAATAATGTCTTTAACGACGAGCCAAGGTCTCTCGCATCTAATATTTGCTTACTCAACATCTCACCCACAGTATAGCAGTCTTTATCAAAGCAGGTAAGCTCTACTAGATGTTTTTTGGTTCTATCTGCAGGCGTTTCGTCGATCAAAGAAGATTTAAAAATATCCATTGAACGAAGCATTTCGCTATATTTTGATGTATCGATGTTACTGTATTGAGGATTCATGATTAGTCAATAAAGTATCTACTGGTACGATCTTGCGAGCAGCATAAAATTTACCGTAAATGGCATTTATATTTTTGCAATGCACACATTCGTATTCTTCTTCATACACATTATAATCAATGATACTGGGCTTTTTGCAGAACGCACACTCAATATTCATTTTGATTGTTGGTGATGGCATTGTATCAACTAATTCTTGAATTCTTGAGGAACGAAAGAGATCCGCATACCATTTAACAGTGATCTGCAAGACTATCGCGATTGCCGTCGCAATACTGAATTTTAACAGACTCCAGTCAAAGAATAAGGAGAATACACCAGATATACTCGACCCCACTACGACCAGCAATAGAATCGATTTAAAGAGAGGTACAAAAAATGAACTAAACATTTTCTTTTTGGGTTTTAATGCGTTCAGCAACTTCTGCAGTTTGCTCTTTGATTTTCTGAATCAATTGTTTTTCAAATAGTGCTTCACTATCATAGTGCAACGCTAGAATCTCTGATATGTGCAATTTTAAATTGCAGGCATAAAGATTATAATCGTTAATTGGATACGTACGTATTTCCATATTATGAAAACCATTGTGCCATGACGTCACTCAATTTCGATGTAAATGGATTAAGCCAGTAGTGACTATCATTGGCAAGTTTGGTCATTTCTAATTTATTCGCGAGTTCGACAAATTTCACCGGATCCTGTGTAGTATTTAACCAAGCATATTGATCTTCATACGATTTCATCTCGTCTGGCTCTGAAGACCACCCCATACCCAAATCCATGATTTTTCGATTAGTGAGAATGACTTCAATCTGATGAGCATCGCAAACACTACTCAAATTATCAAAGCCACCAATCTCCACAGCTAATTTCTTTGATTTCTTTTCACCATACCTATCGAGCCCTTTGATGTTATCGGAAGGATCCCCTAAAATACATTTATACAATACAAATTGTTCGATAGGAAGTCCTACTTCATTTTCAAAATTCAAATGTGTGTATGTTTTCTTCTGGTATGGATTAAAAACACTAACCCGTTCATTTACTAACTGCAAAAGATCTTTATCACCGGAAATGACTGTGATCGCGCCAGATTCTTTTTGGCAAAGCCATGCAATAACATCGTCCGCCTCCATTCGATATGGATATATAGAAGGAACGCCCATATATTTAAGAAACTCAATAATATATGAAACGGTATGATACACTGCCGTGTTGTCGCTTCGATTCTGCTTGTAATTATCATTCAACTCACTGCGGAACGAAGGTCTTGCTGGATCATAATCAAGCTTCTGGTCCCATGTAACGATGACATCCTTGGTATCATATCCAATAGCATACGACCGAATCATTTTCAAACTCTGTGCGATTGCAGCAATATTCACGCCGTCACTATTCCGAAATTCAGGAATCGCAAAGCTCGCTCGAAATAATAGATTGTTTCCGTCGATGATAATCTTCATATGCTTGTTTGAATGGTTCTAATTTGTCACCAGAATATGACTTCTGTAGATCTGTGATATCACTTTGCGGCAGGGTTGCAATATACTCAACTTGTTTTTGTGCAATGCTAGCTAAAAATTCTGTTTTAGACACAACAGCTTTGGAATAGGTTGGGTAAATCAGTAATGTCAAACTCAGCTCAGATTCATCAAGGATAATAAAGAATCTTTCTATGTAGGTTGCTTTATACAGGCAACCAATTTTGTCGGATTTCGTCTGCGATTGGTGTGACATAATTTTTAAGGTTAAGATCTGGAGTGGTTGGCCAGCTAATGCATATATCTGCTCGATTCATCAATTTAGGGATTTGTTCCTTTTCAGTCTCATTGATAAAGGAAATTGGCATTTTGTTTCCATCAACAAGATCGTATCGATCGATATAGATTAATTTACCATTATGCCTCTGCTGCAACCAATTAACTTCGTCATTTTCATATTCTTGAAAACGAATATCTGTAATACACAAAATTAACGGTTTTGTCGAATCGATGGGATTCGTTTGCGACCCTATAATTCGTTCCGAATCATAGTATTTCGAACGATTTACAGACTGAGTGACGGTGTGCTCGATTTGTTTATCAATTATATCTAAGAAATAAGTGCCCTTTGATTTGCTGCGAACTAGGTTGGCATATTCCACCATTAGCGGCCGGATTTCCTCTTTTTCCGCAGGCGTAAAGTTAAAAACATTAAGATTGTTACTAGCAAAGTACCCAAGATGATTTATGTCGATACGAATATAATCACCAATCGAGACTCTCCGCACTTGGTATTCCGGTAAAGAATTTTTCAATATTTCGTAAAAAGTATCTTTACCTGACGTCGCTTTGCCCGCAATTCCTAAAATTAAATATTTCATGCAATATTATAATCTTTGTTTAAAAGATTTGCAACGTAAATATTTGTATGACAGCAAATGTCAATCTAACAAGCATATCAGCAATCAGTGGGACGTCGCCTATAACTGTAACGTTCTTAATGTCCACACTTCCACCCGCAAATCTTGCAAAGGTATATTTTGATTTTGGGGATGGTTCGTCTAGGACCGTTTTTTGGTTTGCTTCGTCTGCACCTGCTTCGGCCGTCTCAGCACTTCCAGTTTCGGCAGATCCCGGGAATGTGCGTAATTATAATATTTCCAAAACATATACAAGACAGAGCATATTAGATCAAAAAACATTCACGGTCCGCATTTCTGCATACAGCGTCACTACTTTCCAACCAACCGCATACGCCGTGCCGGTGGGCCCGATACGTCTAGATTCAGCATCATCTATCAATGGAAGCACAACAAGACTAATCAAAACAAGGTACATCAACAAAAATGAAATGCTCTTAGTTTTTGAAAATCAAACAACAGGGAAAATATATACAGTAATAGCAGATCCAAATTTTGACAGTTCGATTACTTCAGACAGCACATATCGCTCTTTATGTGCAAAGTATTTCAATGATTAAACTATACCCCTAAATAAATCTATGGCAGTAAAATACATCGACTGGAAACCAGTTAGCGTTAGCTATATCAATAATAAGCTAGATTTAAGCGATGCCGTTATTGGTACCAGCGATGGGTTAATTTTCTCAGAAAATAATCTTGCATCATGTATTCGTAGTTTGGATTTTAACGAAAATAGTCTTGTATTTTTAACTGATCTTATAGAGGCACCAACCATTGAAACAAAAAGAGATGAGGTCAAATACCAAAACAATTTAATACGCAACTGTATTATGACCTCAGCGAGTGGGTATTATTTAACAAGAACTCGGTATGATTCTGCAAATATCGCAACATCTGCGGAATCTACGAATAATATATTCCAATTAGAGTTTGACACAAACGATGATGCACTAAGCATTGTTTCGGAAGATTTAAATCAGCGCTTATATCTAACAGTCGACGCCACTGGAGCATGTGCTTATTTTGATGTATATAACTCCGACATAGAACATCTTCAAAAATTCAAATATATTCTGAATACAGACACAAACACTCTTGTATTATTTTGTAGCACGTGCGACACTAGTGGGTATCGTGTGGTTTCATATGACGAATCAACACCAGGAACATCATTGGTGACCTTTGAAACCTACAACCCATTATCTGCCAATAGCTGCTATTCATATTTGTTCAAGCTTAAAAATGTAGATTTGTCTATCAAGCCATATACATTAAATTCGAGCCGCTATGTAAAATATGAAAGTGTAATTGATAATAATGACACAATTTACGGAGACATGGAAATCGCATCGAGTCAATCGTTTCCTAATAACTATTTAATCGCCACATCGTTCAAAGATAGTGGCACATACACACCAACCACAGACTATACAGGACAGCTAAAATCAAATGCGGTATCTCTAAAGAATCTTTTCACACCAGAATACAAATATAGTAAAAGAAATGATGTAGTGTTAAATCGGGACTACCAAACAGTTACTCTAGGTGATAATATTGTCGATGACGCTTATAATAAAGTCACTACATCATATAGTGCATCAACGAAACAATTTAATTTAGAACCAGATAAGCTGACATACTTCCATTATCCATATGGTACATCAACGGTACCAATTTCGTCATCTGGTTTGATTGAAGCTGGTGCTATAGCTGGCCTATCTCCTATAAAAGCAGATCGTATTTGGAAATCACAATTCGGATACGAAACGAGCACAAACAATGGCAATTCTACAACACGAAACGGCACATGGCTTTGCAGTTGGCTGAGTGGCAATAATTGTCAGTCTATATGGGTTGATAGATGGTATAATCCACAACAGATTGAATATAAGCTAGCACTAACTGCAGATGAACCAAATCCGTATATTTCAGACGCGCCATCAACATTGACATTCGAGGCTGGTGTTTTGTACAAATATTTTCATATCGGCGCAGAGTATAGCTTAAAGCTAATTGAAGATGCTGATTTCAATAATTGTGACAAGGTCCTTGAAATTAAAAATTGGACTAAAGCCAATCTTGAAAACGCAACAAATAGTACCGAAGATAACATAACCTATACAAGGTTTAATAACTCGGAATTTACATTTACAGGCAGTGAGTATATTTCGTATTCCGCAAGCGAATCATTCTTTGCAAAATACAACCTGACCGTGGCTGCGTGGGTTTATTTTGACAACTGGTCAAATGCAGCAGCAGATCAAATAATTGGAAATTATTATAATGGTGGTTATGGTTTATCATATCACACAGGAATTAAAGATGATTTCTTGATTTATACTGATAGCACATACGGTCATATTTTCGTAACAAATACAGAAGGAAGATATCTTTTTGATAAAGCAATTCCAGGCACAAATGCAGCGGTTACAGATATGAGCGTTGATGGCGAAGGACGTGCTTGGATATTGGACGATAATCAGAATAAAATATTTGTCTATAATCCAATTAATAATGTATTTGAGAATATTATTGACCTCCCGGCAACGACATACAAATATGCCAGACATGACAAATACAACAATTTTTACGTGTATAGCAGTAACAAGGTATTTAAAAAATATGACCGAAATGGCGACCTTCTGACTACTAAACCTTTAGCATTTCTCACAAATACTTTCTTGCCATTATCAACACTGCAGGGATTTGATATTACTGGATTTTTTATAGACAGTGCATCAAATATACAACCATATATTGGTACTACAGCATTTGAGGATTTAAGCGGGAACTACTGGCATCATTTTGGAAGCAACCTGATCAAAAATAACATTAATTACATTTTGCATATTACATCACCAGACGATCTGAAAGTAGATGGTGATCTTAATTTGTGGATGATCAAAGATGATACACTTTACCATTTTGACAAAGACGGTAGTATTTTACTAAAAAGAACATACCCGTATATATCCTCCGGGCCTAAAAAATTAGCAATAACTCGTGAACTCACCAATTCTGGTTGGAAGGATTTCATTTGGGTTATGGACAAACAATCGATCATAAAATATTCTTCGTCTGGCAGATTTGAGAAAATAATTAAACCAACCGATTATTTCAGCACAGGCAATTATCCAGGCAGAGATCGTAACAAATTGAATTTGACTTTCGCAAAATATTGCACAAAATATAATTTTTATCGCGATGCCAAATTGTTAAATCCTGGCTTGGATGACAAAAATTATATTACAGCCAATTTCAAAATTACAAACGGAACATCCGTATCGGCAAAAGAACTTATAGCACCTACAAACGCATTGTCGAGAGGATGGCACCACTTAGCACTTACTTTTGATTCTGCTAATGGAGTCGCCAGACTATATGTCGATGGGCAAACAATAGATAGTATTTCATTTGCGGAGGGCCAATACATGTTGGATTATACTAATAAAAATACATTTTATATTGGCAACACAAACGATAGTCACGATACAAAGGAATATACATGGCTTTTAGATAAAAAACCAACTATGGTGGGCAAGATCGATGACATTAGAGTTTATTCCTGCGCACTATCTGAAAGAGATGTCTTGGTGTTATCTAGAAAGAAACTTAAATTCACCCCAGTCGAATTTAACGTCACGGCACCGACAAGGCAATATATAGAGACGATTGATAGGTTCAATACGCACAGGACTCCTGGGTTTAAGTCAAATATTTTCAACATACGCATTTTGAATAGCGACTTGGATAGTGAAGATTTAAAAGAATCAATTGAGGACGCTATTTGCAAGGCATTGACGAAGATAACACCCGTTGGTGCTAAACTAAACAAAATCGTGTGGGAATAAACAATACGTCATCTAAATATTAGAGATGTTTGTAGAAGTTTCGACATTAACTGCTTGGCCAAATGAATCGTTCAGAGTAACGCATTCAGCACTATCGACTACTGGTTCGGGCCCCATTTATTCAATTGCGGGATATACGCCTCTTACGATTGCGATTAATATTGACGGAATACACAATTCCGCATCTTTAAATGCAGTAATTGTGCCGCGACTTACATATACAACAGGTGCAACAGTCGAAGCTGTTATTACAGAATTGGCACAGTCAACACTATCTGGGGTGCCGTCGTTTACAATCAAATCAACAACAAGCGGGCTTTATTTGCCGTTTAACGATCATTCGACTTTTACTAGTAGAATATTTAATAAATCGATATTTACATTTTCAGGAACAGAAGGGCAGCAACAAGATCAGTTGGCATCTATGGCACTAACGGCAGGGTCTGCATATTACATTATACCATCGCATTTAACATATACAGACAATAGGGAACCATCAGCAATTATTGCATCGGGTCGTCTCGATTTATCTGCGAGATTAAGAAATTGGGAATATGACTTATTTACAAGTAGCACTTTAGAAACAGGCCAAGCAAATACATCGCCATATAATTTTGCATTTTTGAATTATGCAGTTTCGCCTGCATCTTATACACCAATTACAACGAATCAAATCAGTGCGTTAAGTGCTATTATCAACACACCAAAAGTATATCGCCATGTTGATGTAAATGTAGCAACCACAGTAGACGGTGCGTCGTCTTTCTCGAATAACTTATTATCAGTAGCAGGTGCGTCACAATCACTAGGCGAAGAATTGCTGCCTGGTAGCATTGTTCTAGAATTTTCATACGACAGCCCTCTCTATAAAGATAGTGAGTATACGTTCGATGAAATACCTGCAACATATGGATATAGTTCGGGATATCGCGAAACATTGCTAAAAGAATTGTCATCCGTTACAGTCCCTGTTATCAGCTCTGGAACTGCATTTGTGCGGGACATTCCTATGACGGGAGCTAATCCAGTCTCTGGTAACCTTGTAGGGAGGGACCCAATTTTCAATGAATATTTTGTTAACAGCGCAACAAGTGTTATTAATTATCAAACTGGTGCGTTTGCTCTTTTCTTAAACACGGGATATAAACTTACAGGAAATGCGCTGTTGCGTGGATTTTACGATAACAAGTATGACGATTTTGCTGGCTATCCTACGTATCAAGTAATTGGCCAATCTCCTAACGATCATGAATTGAGCCTGATTGATAAAAGTGTACGAACTGTAGGCAATAATGTATTTGCAAGATACGATGTTAGCGTATATAATTTGTCATCGATTGTAGACAGAAACGACTACCCAACATATCCATCAACAATCACATCGATTAAGGCGTATAATTACGCATCATCGATACAAATTGGTTTGAATGCATTAACTTCATTTAATGCCGTTTCGTCGATTTCATTCAGCTCGACAAATACGCCACTGTGGCTATTCACATACACAAGTACAATAACTTCAAATACCAATACATCAAAAGTCAACGGGCTTCAAATGGTGTTTAACACCCTAAGTGCTAGAACAGCTGTGACAAGCAATTCTGCTTTTATTACACCACATATAGTTAGCAATTACGGCACTACAATACTACCATTCGCTTCAAGCGATGCATATTATGGCTACTTGCAATTCAATTGCTTGGGTGCGGTTACTAAAGTAGACAATAGAACTCAAACACCGACTCTATCTGTATATAAAATTGAATCAAACGGGCAATTAACACCATATGAAGTGTCTATGAATGTGTATGACATAACATATCCATACGAACTAAGAAGATCTGCAAACCAAACATATCAAGTCGAAACTAGTGCGATTTCAGCTCAAACTGCATTCTTGTCAGGAGATCTGTCAATGTCATTAAGAGATGTTGCATTGTTCTATGAAACAGATGCATCTGATTTATACGATGATAATAAAATTGCATTACAATTGTACGGATTAAATACCGCAATTAAAACATCTATATTTGATCAATCTATATCATTTATTAATGGCGGTGCTAAAGTATTCATTAATCTCATACAGCAAACAATAAAAGAATTGGCTGGAGTATCGAGATCGAGCATATCCCTGGATGATTTCGATACTGAAATATTCTACAAGCTCACCACAACAGGCAATTATTTCAAAAATGTACAGACCACGTTTAATGAAGAGTGTCGTGCATATATCTTGCAGTCGACGTCGAGTAGTACTGCGAATGAATTTAAGACTCCAATTGAAAGTCTGTGTGCGGAACTGAGCCCCGTTCTCTCATCTCTAGCAGCTGCAGGGTCTACTGGAAATGATACTCTCAGCTTTGTATTGACAAATGATTTATTCAGTATTGGCAAATTAATCGGAAGCACAAGTATTACTGCAGAGGAATATAACGTTATCATAGATTTGTTGACCAAGAGCTTTGTCTTTGCAGCCTGGCCTGCCGCATATGATGTTGCTTCGTCATTAACATTAAGTAATCCTGCATATTTGGGTACCAATTTGAATATTGTTAAATTGATATTCAGTCTTGGTCTTGAGACTGTATTTGATTTGTATGTCAAGGCATTTAAAGACACACTGCGCCGCGGTGCCATAACACAAACGAAATATGACGAAATTCTTAAATACTACGCCGATCAAAACTACGCTAGATTCAATTATGAGATATCGCTAATCAAAACTGCGATTGATTATCCAACGCTAATCAAAGGGACGTTGAATCCAAATTATAGTAGCACAAATTACATATCGATTGCGTATTATCTTGCAACTGCAGAAAAAGAACTTGGCACATTGTTTGAGTATGTATATGCATTTAACACCAATGCGAATGAGACTGTATTTAATAACTTTTTCCGCAATTTTAACCTGATCGATAATAAAGTCGGTATGCTGAATATTCGTTATTCGACAGGCAATACAATTTACGACAAAACCATAGGCGCGACTATTGAGCCATATGACGGCAGAATTTTAACACTCAACCCACAAACACATCGATTCACCTCCGCGCTTGTCCCTCTATCATCTAAATTCTGCATCATCACACCACCAGATTCGCCAGTAGAAGTTGATTATGAATTGAAGATGTACTCACAAGTTATTGGATGCCAATATGATGATATCACCACACCAATCAAAGAATCAAAAACATATATCTATAAATCACCTAAATTAGGCAGACAGCTACAATATAGAGCGGATCCGTTTACTGTGTATCCAACAGCAGCATATAATTCAATGGTGTTGAATTTTTATCATACAACAGATGATGATGCTACGGACTCTGTCAGAATTAAAGCATTACCTGCGATCGAAGATATGCTTGCATCCAGTAGTGCGAGCGCGTGCTCTATTATTTGGAATGTTCAATTCTTAGATATTGACGGAACGTATGCAACAACGAAATTTATACCAATAACCGCAGCAGCAGGCACATCAAATGTAGTGAATATGTCTGCGATGCCATATGTAAGTTTCCAAACATTACCTCTATACACTAATGTTGTAGAGTATGCGCTCGAGCCTACAGAAATACCAAATACATTCACCAGAACACCAATTGTAAAAACAATTGCATCGCATAGCAAAACACAAGCAACATATGCTAATGAAATTATAATTGATAAAATTGGAGTTAATCCAATAACTGTCAGTGTTTCTGTTACAGGAGCTTCCTTGTCAAACTATGGAGTTACTAATAATATCTTGACAGGGCAAATGATATATTACCCGGATTTAGGTCAAGACAACACAACAAATCTATTAACACCTCAATACAGTTACAGCAGTACTGTTGTTAGCAGACTTAGTGTTGTATCATATGATAGTGATATTGATAATAGTCTTCTATTAAGAAACTACTTCATCAAAAACAATAGAATCTATAATCCGCCAGTATACGAGAATACCACATTTAATGTCGACAGCATCCGAGGTGTTTCGCTTTTATTTAAATGTGACAATAACGGAAATAATGAGCAAGAAATTCCTTTGGGTGTTGACAATAGAAACACGGCCTATTACAAAGTCAAAACATTGATGCCTAAAACTCTCAATGTAGTTGCACCAGAAAAAGATCGACTTACTATTCAAACATTCCACACCCCAGCATGTATTGCACCAACGCAAGTAATACAATTGCCAGTTAATTATTTCCCAAGTCAAGATATATTCTATTCTAAATTTAATATTGCAATCGCAGGTACTGCCGGATCTGCATTCTATATTGGCAATATTGATACAATTAATACGCTTGTCGTATTGAGCTCAATAACACAACCATTTACAGCAGAATTAACTCCGTTGACTGTACCACAAGTCGAACATGGATGGATATCAACATCTGCATTATCTACTACATACTCAGTCGCATCTGCGACGCAAAAATTGGTATTTACATCCTCTACACTATCTGGATTATCCGCCGGCATTGGTACGTTTAATTTATCATCAAAATTTACATATCAAAATGGAGAGTATGCTATTCTGAAGTCAAAACCACTCTATGTATATGTATCACCACAAGCATCTGTCAATGAGCTCAGTGCAAAGGTGTGGACGGTTAATACATTTACCAACCAAGGACCGTCAGCAGTCAACACTCTAAACTCAATAACAGTTAATACACAATTAACAACCGTTGGAAATGGCCATACAGAAACACTTGTGTTAAGCTCGTTCGGAACACGATATAAAACATATGCATGGACCATTGGAAACGAAAAGGAATATGTAACCAATTCACCAATTGCATCAGCCACAATCAAAGGAACTGCGGGTACATTATCTGCTATATCTGTCAAGGGGTATTATCTACAGCTAGATGTAGTCCCTTCATTAACTGCTCTTACATCGAGAGCGGATTATGATGATAATAAAACTGCATATGTCAATGTTAAAAATGCAATTAACTTACTACAAGATCGCAATAATGTAATTTATACAGCAAACTCTAGCGTCACGTCTGATTATTTCAAGCCATTGCAATTTATCGATTTGGCAACGCCTGTGATATCAGCAGAGCCTGCAGATGTATATTTTTATTCGGATTCAATTAGTAGTTTATATGATGCAGCTGTATTTACTTCAAATAATAAAGGCGAATATGTTGTTGGGGGTACTACTACCTCATATGTAAACATTCGTAGTCTGGATACACAACAATCAATAACATATGGACCGATTGAGTATAGCTTAGTCTCTGGATTTAACAATAACACCATTACAATTCCTGATAATATCATCACAGATCCAGACTCATACAACTGTGCCGTCTTGGCTATCACATCTACAGATACAATAGTAACTAATGCGTACAATTCTGTAGAAATTGGTAAAACAACAACATCTACAAGAGTAGACACAATTACGGCGATTAAGATACCAACATTCAATCTATTCTGGGATGAAGATTATTATGCTATTGGGTCTGCATTGACAATCAAAAATTATTACAAAAATACAAACTGTGGTGGTGCTGATTATGGATTGGGCTCGATATCAATAACATTTAATGGCCAGACACAAGTATATCCAGCATCAACTGAAACGTTTGCGTTTAACAACCTTAATGACATTGGTGTATATTCTATCTCCGTATCTGCGAATACATACGGGCTCCTATCATCAATTCAAACGACAATTGAATCGAAATATGATAGAGCTATCAATGTAGTTAATGCATTTGACACGTTTGACAAAAATGCACGAACATACAACGAACAATTAATATTCCCTTATAGTTTGGATCAAATCTATGTAGCACCAAACGAGATTGCCAATGCTAATAATATTAATAGTTCACTCAAGAAATTGCTTGCTAATTTTGATTATTTGATCAATAAATCAAAACTTAATGATACCAAGTTGCCAGTATTGTTTAATAAATGGTTAGGAGCGGAGAATAGCAAAGGCCATCGTTGGAATGATGTATCCGAATCAGATTGGGTTAATGTTTTCCCAGAATTCGACGCTACTGAATTTCATGACGTACAAGATGCCAAGATATACAATGATAGATTAATTGTAATTGATCGGAATACAGATAATACAATCACGGATAGTATTAAAATATATGATTTGGATCGACTTTCGAGAAAATTAAACGATACTAATCTCGTCGGAGAAAAAGATTACGTAGGGAAGCTAGACTCCATTGCTATTAATGACGATGGAGAAATATACATAACAGACACCGCGAATCATTGCGTATATGTCTACAGCATCGAATATAGTACTGGAACGTTTACATTTTTAAACAAAATCGGTGGTTTGGGCAATGCTCATCGCCCATATCGATTTAACACCCCGACTGATATCCATTATAATCTAGGCAAGATATACGTGATTGACAAGAATAATGATGTCATTAAAGTTTATAATGATAAGATGCAATACTTCTATAACATTTCTCACGGGGAATGGGTAATGAAGAATAATTTAGTATCCATCACTACAGATACTGCAGCGAATGTATATGTATTAACAGCAGATGGCCAGATATACACATTCAATAACACAGGCGAATATGTTAGCACAATATCAGGCATCGCCAATCCTTTTGCAGGCACTCCTGTTAAAATACATGCTAATAATATTGATGATGGTATAATTTATATCGTATATAATACACACATATCCAAGATTACGTCTCAGGGGTATTATCTCGGATATTTTATGCCTTTATATACGCCATATGTAACTCAACTCAATAGCATCTGTCAGTATGGTAGAGGCGTTTATATTATCGACACCCGATCAATCTATAAAAATACAGATTTTGTTTCAATCAAGAGCATTATAAATGATATTGAAGGTGCACTATGGAAAGCTGATGATATTTTGATCGAAGAACAAGATTTGATTCAAGACTGGGTATATAATGTCGTATTTAACAGAATCAAAGATAATTTCGAATTGCTCGCCAAAAACATACATTCCAAATATGTGAGAAGCATCGATCTTGCTGGTAATATATCTATTGATATGGAACCGATGTTGACAGCAGAACTACCGCAATTCGATTTCAGCCAATGTTTCATTGGACAAAATGAGCTTGTATTTACAGACGTTATCAATCGGGTAATTAAGCATCTGTATGCAAATCTTGATAAACTAAGAGTATCTCTTGACACAATCATTGGATCTGATATGTGTAAAAATAGCTGGTGCTGGTCTTGGGCATCGATGGGATCTTATGATCCAGTTAAAAAGAATTGTATCGTAAATCCAATCTCATTTATTGAATTGAGATCAGATAGTCCTGGTATTGGTGGTAGAACATGGGAACAGATGTCATCTGTTGGTAGTGGTTGTTGCGAAGTGGTAACACTTAGCGGCACACGCATTCCAGAAATACATCAAGGTTATATGGCACTTTCTCCGAATGGGTCTGTTCTTTCCTTGGGTGGTAATTCTAGTATTTTGTCACTTTATTCTTTGTCAAGCTAATCCATTAAGTAAATACAATTATATGGCATGTATTGTTAATTTTACGGATCTATCTTCGTTAGCGTCTTTGTCCTCATCGGCCCAGATGTTGATTTATCGTGATAATGGCCAGCCAGGGGCAGATGGATTTGGTCGAGTTACATTGTTGAATTTAAATAATAGTCTGCCTCTATTTTCGTTAGTTAGTTCTAATTCTAGCTTTTGGGCCGGCGGGTCGCAGGCATTTGTTACGACGTATGACGAACTCATAGCAGCTAAAAACAACTCATCAATTCAGACTATAATTCTAGGCAAAGATATTTCCTTTAGCGCGCCGGGCAATCTTTCAATTCCAGCGCGATGTTCTATCATTTTTAATGGATATAAGTTCATCAGAACAGGTTTAACTATTTTGTTTATCGAGGGCGAGGTGGTAGCCCCTCGGGTGCAAATATTTAGCAACTGGCCGGCTAGTACTATAAAAGGCACAATGAGAAATAGTGAAATATTTCCGGAGTGGTGGGGTCTACAGGGGTCTACAGTGCACGACGGTAGACATGATATTGCAATAAATTGCGCTATTCGTACATCAGATCCGTCCTTTAGTATCGGCAGAACTATCAGCTTTGCTGCTGGTATTTATTATGTCGGAAGGCCGCTAGATGCTACAGAATTAGCAATTCGATTTAAGGGTGCTGGTTCTAATGCTACTAAAATAATCGCATCCAAATTATGGACATCTGATACTTGGCAACCAACGACCCGATTCAGATTTTGGAGTAATTTCATGAAATACAGCGGGACTACCAACTTTACTGCTGCATGTTCTGTCCCTGGTGGCACTAAATTAATTACCCCAACCGGTGGCTCATTTGAATTTTTAAGCGGCGGCCAGGCACGCATAACAAATTCGCCACTGTATAACGGCACCCATACAGTTAGCGGTACAACAGCAGCAGTGGCATTAACATCAATAGTTCTTTCTGGGACTACATTTGTAGGTACAACTACAGGATTCGCCACACCAATCACATTAGATACTGAAATGGAAACAGCCAGCTGTGCTTCTTCTCTATTTTGGATTGGGGGTGGAAACGGGAGCTACTGGTCTGGGGTAGCTCCGATGTCTGGTGGGGGCGGGGCGCGATACTGGAGTGGTGTAGAAGGCATGACCATCGTTGCTGCGGAGGCTACAATTAATAATCCAACTAAAAGAATTAGCGGAATTTCATGGAAACATAATGTCGAAGAGAATACTATTATCCGTGATGTGGATATTCAGTATTTTTCCGGCATGGGAATTGGCGGCGGCATGTATGACACTTGGCGTAATGCTGGCGACGCGACGAAACAAGATGGTGGTATTATCAATGGATTGCAAATTCAGAATTTCTGGATTAAAGAAGCAACCCGTCGTGGAGCGATACCTATCTTTATTAATAAAAATACATCAGTTTGTAATATTAAAACTGGGACAATAGATTGTTCTACCACATCAGCAGCGCTAACTGCATCTTTCCCATACATAAGAACTTGGCCATTATTTGGAATATTAATTTATCAAGGTGACGGGGTGTCTGTGGACAGCGTCCATTTCGAGGGCATGGGCACTGGTATTCATATAGGAACAACAAACGATGGAGGTTCAATGACCAGACTTGCTTCATTGGAGAGCGAACGATTGATGGACTTTGGTGTGACTGATACAGACAGACAAGCTTTAATTCCACTGTCATCCAAGATAGTGCCTTTAGCTACACAAATGACCCAGCAATCTTTTGGATACCTTAATCACTTATCTTCTGTTAATAATGGATTTTTCTCTGATTTAGGTTCTTACCTATTTAGATATAGTGCATTAGTTACAATCGGTACTTCATTTGAATATGCCGCATTTATCAGTACATATCCTAATAATCAGTTTTCGACTATCGATATAACTAACCTAGCAGGCTATACTCAATATCTTTTGAGAGATTTACAATATGGCATTGATATCCCTGGGTATGGGGGTGGCGGCAGCAATTATGCGGAGTACAACAGCCGAATTTGTCGATATTCGAGAGGAATTGCATATGTTCCTGCTTCTACTGCACCTGGGGTGTATCCTCCGTCTGGATCCGGTCAAGTTTTCAATGGATATAGGCAATCAACGAGTTCAGGCACATGGATTACTAACGCCAAACCAGTAGGTTCTTGGGAGAAAACATATTACCAATTAATTTTATAATATAGGTGGCAATAAAATAAAGACACCCGGTAAATAGGTTATATGGGGATTGAAGAAATAGTCCGAACTGCATGGCGACATGTAGAAGCAAAGTTTAAACGGCTTTGCGATAACAATACTTGCTGCTGCGCAGGGTTATCACGGCCCATATCGGGTGAATTCAAGGGACAACTCTTCGGAGTCAATCTTGAGCCAACTCTAATAAAAGTCCCAGTATTATTAGAAAGGTGCAGAGACTAGATGGTGAGCCGACTTAGCAATACTCTATCCACGAGCGCCCGACAATCCCCATTATAATTTTATGCCGACATTTAGCGAATCTATTACATCAATTGACCCGCGCATCTGTGCAGGCAATACCCTGTCGACAATTAATCAAAATTTTGCGTTGCTTGATTACAAGCTAACCAATATTTCTCTATCGGCTGATTTATATTGGAATGCTTTATACACAATAGCCAAAGAGACTTCCAGCACATGGGCGGATGTTGCAACTGTTGTAAAATCAAACTCTGCAAATTGGAACGATGCGTATACCACCGTATCTTCATATAGTGCTTGTTGGTTAAGACCAATATCTCTTATTTTCCCATTGACACCAGATAATAATGCCATTAATCAAACTACATTCATTAACAGCATTTCATCGTGGTTAAATTCTAACTTCCCTGTTACGGCTACTATTGATTCGAATACAGTAACGAATTATTGCAAAGGCCAAGAAATATTTGTCTTTACATTGGGGTTCTATAAAGATCTAGAAACAATCGCACCAGATACAAGATACCTGACAGCTAAGTGCCGAGCTGCTGTTACCTGGAGCTATCGTAGCTGCAGTATTCGAGGTCGTTGCGTAACTAATACAAGAACAGTAATCGGCCATGACCGCAATAACGTGGCAAGCAGACGCGATAATAAAGCTACAGGATTTGATGCAGCAGGAGGCACCTCGGTATCATTATTAGCGCAAATTGCAGGTCTTGAAAATCTGAATTCATCTATAGTGAATTACATTCCAGCCGTTTACCAAAATTACTATAAATTTGTAAACAATAGCGGATCTCGCTGGCAGTATGTTACGACCACTCCTTTAAGTAGCTAACATGTCATGTTCGTATCCACAAATTAAAGACACTGAAAGCGCAGGTTCGGCCATTGTGCTTATCAATGATCATTTTAAGTGGATAGATAAACAAACGGGTGTTATATACACACAGACAAAAAAAATATCTGAAGCTGTTCCGATTCTGCAGGATATTGTAGCAACAACTGCATATTTGCTTGATACATCTACAGGTAAAGAAAAATACAAATCGTTAAACGATATGGTGTCGATAACCAGATCGACTTCATGTTTCGCAGTAAAGCCTGTAACAGTATTTTGCCCAATCAAAATAACAGACCGGTCCACCTTCGCAACAACTATTTCAAAATGGCTCGAAACTACGTTTCCAGCAGAATCTGCAGACTGCCGTTTGAATGATTTATATGTATTTGCATTAAGACAATATGCAGATGAAACAAATAGACCGAATCCTATCCTGGCACCGTATTTTGTATCCAAATTTAATGCGGTTAACAATAACGAAAGATTCTTAATGGGTCGATTTATCAAGACAGGATACCCCATACTCAAATGGGAATACTGGCCTACAATGAATCCTTTTTATTGCCCAGAGTCCGTCATTGAGGTTTGTGAACCAGAACCAGAAGGTTTTAGCTATTATTATAAATTTGCATCTTGTTCAGTTCCTGGTCTTGCTTTTTATTCATCTAATGATTATAGCCATTTAGTAGGTCTTGGGGTTGTTCTGGACAAATACCCAGATCAAAGATTCTTAGTAAGTAAAGTATCGGTTGCAGATAAAGCAATCACTACAAATCTTAATCCTATTTTCACAACAAAGAAAGGTTGTAGTGATACTTGTTATATCCTAACCAATACGTTTACTCAGGAAAAAATCGTAGCAACAAATGATGAATTCCAATTTTATGCTGGATCTGATACTACAGTGCAAATAGATGGTCTTGCTGGTGACTGGACTGTAGTAGCATCATCTGAAGATTGCGAATGTGGGTGTGAATATAGAATCAATAGAGCAGCACCCGTTATAATCAAATTGACAAATTGCTGTTGGAAATATCAGCCATGCCCAGATGTTGTTAACGGAACTCTTCGAAAAGAATTATTTGTCATTGATAATAAACGCATTTTAATCCCAGGCAAGGCTGTTACTCTTGCAGAGTATCCAGGAGTAAGATGGTATATTGAAAAGGTAGTTTACGATAATCAGCAGATAACAGAAGAGTATACTGTTGTAGATCTTTATGAAGATTGTAATTCACAAGAAATCCCAAAACCTAAAGATACACTGCTTTACAAATTAACACCGTCGTGTTTTAATACATCAAAGACTGTATTGTATTCTAAGAATCCATTACTCAAACCATATCTAGGATCTGTCGTATATATCAATCTCGATAATCGAAATTACTATTATGTGTCGATAGTTCCTCAAACATCCCAGTTGATTGAAAATGTCACCATAATAGATGTATATCAATATGGATATGAATTACCAGAATATCAAGCAGGCGAAAAAATAAAACAAGCCACTGTTCTATTCTCTGTATCTGCACTGCCTGATTACAGCGTTAGAGGTGCCGAGTATTATGTTCGTCCTAATATCAACTATACTAATAAGCCAGTAGAAACATGTAAGCGCAGATATTCATTTTGGAATATTGCCGTTGCTAATGTATTAAGCTCACAAACATTTGCCGCTGATGCCCAAAAATCAAGAAGCTGGAATTTTAACTATGTTGAAAATTATTCGAAAATATTAGATGAATGGTATGTAGGGGATTCGTGGTTTAATTTTGCAAACGATCAATTAGACGAATTAGCATCCATTGTAATGGGTAAAACTGCATCAGAGACCGATACATACCTAAAAGAAAATAATCTCTATTTTGAAATTGAAGTCGAGTTTAAAAGGTATCGCAAAACATTGAGAGGTTCAAGAAACCAATTATACGGAGAAGAAACAGATTCAATTGCTTATATCGGTCCGGTTACATTATATCCAGCAACTATAACCAATGCTAGTGTTGGATTTGGTGATTGTGGTGAAATTTTAGTTATGCAAATGTGCGGCTCTACTATCAAATACGGGGTAGATGCAGCAGATGGATTTGTATACAGCGGTCAGTATCTTATTTATAACGGTGAATATTACGCCGTTACATATGGATTGCGCTCAGATATCGCTACCATCATAACCCTGACAACAGGAAATACTACTATCATCGATAGCGCAACATATAACTCGTATTGCAATGATGTCTTGATTACGCCAACCGCCACACCAACAGCCACGCCAGTTGTACCAATTGTACCAATTGTGCCTACAATCCCAACGACGATACCGTCAATAACATACGATACTAGCAATACTTTAGCTGCACTTTACTTCACAGTACCATATGATGGCGGATCGCCGATCACAATATACCAATACACACTAAGTGATCCACTTGATCCTTATACAATTTGGACAGATGCAGTGGAGACTGAACCTCCTCTACTTATTGATGTAGGAAGCTATGGTGTATACACGATTTACGTCCGCGCAGTAAATGAGGTTGGTCCTGGCGGATACACATCAGTAGAAGTAACTACATCACCGTCGCCGACACCTACCCCGACGCCCGTGTAACTCAGCAGAATAATTTAGAGTGAAATAGAATATATTGAATATAATTTAATATACTATCATGTCTAGTCGCATTTTTATTCAGATAGCGTCGTATAGAGACCCTCAATTGCGCCATACCCTTAAATCGTGTATCGACAATTCAAAATTTCCTGAAAATTTAGTATTTGCAATCGCACGGCAATATCATCCTGCGGACAAATTCGATGATTTGAGTGAGTATAAAAACGATACTCGCTTTAAAATTATAGATATTCCATATGAACAATCAAAGGGTGTGTGCTGGGCGCGCAATTCAGTACAGCAACTTTATGATTCGGAAGAATATACTTTGCAAATTGATTCTCATATGCGGTTTGAAAAGAATTGGGATTTCGAAATGATAGAAATGATAGAAGATTTAAAGAAAAGAGGATATAAAAAACCTCTATTAACCGCATATGCGTCATCATTTAATCCCGCCAATGACCCTGAGGGAAGAGTGCGTGTGCCTTGGCGAATGTCATTTGACAGATTTTCCCCAGAAGGTGTTGTATTCTTCGTGCCGGAGGTGATGCCTGATTGGGAAAAACTAAAAGAACCAGTCCCCGCAAGATTTTACTCCGCTCATTTTTGCTTCACGTCTGGCGAATTTGCAAAGGTAGTACAACATAACCCCGATTACTATTTTCACGGAGAAGAAATTTCAATAGCAGCAAGGGCGTATACTCACGGGTATGATTTGTTTCACCCACATCGGGTATTGATATGGCACGAATATACGAGAAAAGAAAGAACAAAGCATTGGGACGATGATAAAAAATGGGCCGAAAAGAATATTAAATCACATGCCACCAATCGCAAACTGTTTGGTATAGACGGCATCACGCAAGAAGGTCATGATGGTGTATACGGATTTGGCAAATCAAGAACTCTGAGAGATTATGAAAAATATGCAGGTATTCTTTTTGAAAAAAGATCTGTACAGAAGCATACT